CGGTCCGGTCCATTCATCCTCCCGGATTATTGTGGTAAGGTCCTCATTCGTCGAGACAATCATATTCTCGAACGGAAGGAAGATTTCCCAAATGATTGCGCGGTCCCTGTATTCTGACAGGGAACGCCGCCTTCCGGTTGACATTTCGTTAAGGGTCGATTCTCCCCTGACGCCAGCTTCCGTAGCGGAAAAAACCTGGTCAAGATTCTTGTAGTTTCCGCTTTTCTTCAGTGCTTCAAGGTCAACGAAAAGGCGATTGCCAAAAAACTGGCATTCGTCAAAATTCTTTGCGGACGTGTCATAGACAAAATCGTCAAGTGAAACTGCCTCGACAAAAGGCTGGCCGCTTTCCTCGGTAAACCCGCGAATCATTTCCCTGCTGTCATTGATTCCGACCTTCGCAATCCCCATCGAGAAAAGGGCGTCAACAATGATGCGGTTCAGCGTCTTGCCAAGATGAATGTTTTCGCACAGGTAATCCAGCGCAAGCCTCAATGTCTCCGCACTCGGCTTCAGCTCGTTGTATCTCGTCGTCACGTCGGCCTTCGGCGTGCCGCTTGCCAGCCGATAGGTGTAGGTATTCACGGCAAGCTCCAGCATGTTCAACGGTGTACGCCGAACATTGCCGTCGTTATGGCCGTAGTTTTCCCCGACATACGAACTGATTAGGTCCTTCCTTTTTTCACGGAAGGCGGCCAATTCAGTCATCGCGCTGTCAACGGAAGACTTTAGCTTTCCTATGTCTATTTTACTCATGTCGGGGGATTTGCATTTGTTTCACTCGTTTGCTTAACAAGATACAAATTTCCCCTAAAAAGTCAACAAAAAATTATCATTATTTTTTCCTTTTTTGATACCATCCCGACTAGTCAGTAATGGACAGGATGGACAGTTCGACCTTAAATCATTATTTGAAAACAAAAACAGAAATAAACAGGGCAAAAAAAATCCGGCTTGCAAGCGCAAAACCGGAGGGGTAAAAAACGCAAGCAGCCGGATTACTAACTAATCATGGAAACTAAGAAGAATCAGCAAAAAAAAAGACACCAGCCTGAAACCGAAAAAAAAAGGCTTGGCCTTACATACGAGATGAACATGATGAACTAATGCGATAATTATACAGACAAAATCCAAAATGTCTACCACCATCGGGATTTTTTTTCTTGCTCGTCTCGATAATAATTCTCCATCCGGGCGCCCAAGCAGTTTGGAATGTGCTCCGGCTCCTTATTATCATCGTCGTCGGAAATGCCCTCAATCTTCAAATCCTCAATTCCCTTCTGAAGCAGAACGTCGGCAACCACAATGTCCCCGTGCGACTGGCCCACTTTGTTCAGGTTAAGCCCCTCCCCCCTATATTCGGGGACCCCCTTGTCGTTCGTAATGTACTTCTGGGCCTCCTTTATCGCGTAATTGTCCCGGTTAATCAGCGTCTCCTCCGCAAGCGCACGGCGATATGCGCCGAATGCCGAAATCTTTTCCTCCTCCGTCGAATACCAGCCGGGAAACTCCGCACGCTTTTTCTCTCCTATGATGCTTCGCCGCCGGAACACCTTGTTGAATCCAAGTTTCGTGACAATCTCGTCTCCAAACTCACGTCCAGGACCGTTCGCTTCCCATATCAGATAGGCGGGTTCCCCTGATGCACTGCAAAACTTCCTGGCCAGCGCAACGACATAACGGGCGAACTCATACGGCTTCATCAGGCTGGACATAAGCCGACCGACCTTCTCGCCTTTCACGGCATCCCCAATGGACGCACACGAAAAAGAAGCCCCCGTGCCTTCCGAAATATCGCACGCAATCACATACCTGCTCAATGGAACCGTATCGTCAATTGCCGGCTGAAACCACAGCGTCAACTGGCCCCCCGGCTGCTCATGGAATCCGTAAGGCTGGGCAATCGCAGGCTCGAACGAAAGCTCGCCCTTAAAGGCATTGTGGCGCCCGTATTTCTTTGAATACTGCTCCATCATGATGTCGTTGAAGAACACACCGCCAGACATGGAGTAGTCAATGTCAAGCTCCTGCCCGATTGCCACCGTATTGTACCCGCGCCGTCTGCATTCATAGTCGTACCACGGAGAATGCGCGTGCCCCCCGTCCGGATGAATCGGACATTGCCCCTTCTGGCAGAAGTAAAGCCCGCGCCGCTTGTGCGGATGCTGGCTCCAGTGCATCCGGACCCGGACAATGTTGTCCCGCTTCGTCTGCTCATGATAGGCATTCCCGCATCCCTTCGGCGTCGAATTGAATATGCGGCATTCCGTACTGTCGTTCGTGGCATCTATGACGTTCTGGTCCTCGCCACGAGGAACTGCCGCAAACTCGTCCATCCCTATTGCCGTGCGTCGGCCACCACGCGCAACGTCCCCCGTCGTCGCCTCCCCGTCCAGCGTGCTTCCCATATCATGATTCTCGAAATGGAGCTTTTGCCTCATAACGTCCGGCATCATCCAGCCCGGAAGGTTCTCGTGGATGAAGTTCACCTTCCAGAACAGAGAATCGGGGTCCCCCTTCTTGTCAACCAAATCCTCCTTCCGGCTCACCATCATGAACGTGTTCTGCTCATGGAACAGGAAAAACCAGTCGAACACGGCAAGGAATACCCACGACGCGCCCATGTCACGAGACTTCTCGATTATCGCGTCCACGCCGTTCGTTATGCACCACTGAAGCAGCTTGAACGCATCATCCTGATAATCCCACGTGATGAACGGAACCGTTTTCGGCAGCTTACGAATCCCGCTGCCGCCACCAGTCAGCCCGCCCTTGTTCCGCGGGTCATACGTCCAGGCGAACGTGTTCAGCCAAAACAGCAGGTCACGCGAACAAATCGTGCGCATCAGCCCACGAAGCTCATGCCCCTTCGACCCCCGGCAACTCTCTATCACACTCCGGCGCCAGGCCAGATTCGCACCCAACTCCTTGCGACCGCCATTCAGAATAAAATGCTGGTAGAACCGGCTCGTATGCCGAGCATCGTCACGCCTCTCATCCTCCGCTATCCGAGACAGTATCTTCCCCGCATCCGGATGAAGCATCAGCTCATCCAGCTCCGTCCCCATGTCAAGACCGCTGTATACGTCGAACGAAGGACTGACAACAACTTCGCCCATCAACGACCACCCCCAAGACAACGCTCAACCGCCGATATAAGCTCCAATATCCCACGACCATCGTCCATCAGACGCTCACGCTCCTCCAGCTCCTTGCCAGACGGCGCTATCTTCATGTAGTAATCCCGGAACTTCTTCCGGGCATCCCCACTCGCGTCGTTACGTATCTCCATCAACCACGTGTACGCACCCGCACTAGGAGCGTCGCCCGGACTTACACCAAACAAATCAAGGTTCTCGTAAATCCAGTGTATGTCACGAAAGTGGTTCAGCTTCCCGTCGGCACCCTTGAAATCACCCTTGAAGTAGTTCCCATTCGACCCGACACCAAATCCACTACCGGCAACATCCGGCTCTTGACGTCTCTTCGCAACCATAAAATACCTCCATGTCTTACATCATGTTGTACACTAGCATATCTCCGCCGTTTTTCAATCATACCCCGGCACGAGTTAATTGATGTCATTGGTCTTTCTGGTGCCCGGTGGTTTGGTAAATATTCCGCTTTTGGTTTGGGGCCCCCCTTTTTCGGCTTTTGGCTGTTGGCGTCCTGCTTCCCGGCGTCCTGCTGCCTGACTAGTACAAATTAGTTTTCCATAAGACGGAATATGTCCAAAGTGAATAACGGCAATTTGGGCGCATTTGGTACACGTTTCCGTTTTACTGTTGCCTCGATAGGCGCGGTCGTTAGCCGGGCGCGTCGGACTACTGCGCCGCTGCCGGACGCCTGGCGCCTGGCGGACGGAAGGCGAACGGTGGCAATTACCCATAGGCGGCTGGAGGGCAGGCAGGACCGCACGCCGTCGGGCGCGCGCGTGCATGTGGTGCAGGATGTTTTGTATTTCAAAAACCGCAATAATAATGCAATTGCTATTGGCGAAGGGCAAAAATGCGACATATTAATATATATATACATCTGGAACAACTGGAACAATCGAAAAAACGAAGTTGCGAACGTGTAACCCCTTGAAAATTAACTGCTTGCGTAAAATCACGGCGGAACATGCCCCTATATATAGTCCCAGCAGGGCTTATACAGTTGTTGTGTCGGCTTATTACATCTATTTTTGGCCGCTATACAAAAGTTTTAGAAAGATACAGTGTGATGGTTTATAAAGCGTTGATTTTTAATTGGTTGCCTTGCTACAACTTTGATTTTTGCGTTGTTCCAGCTGTTCCAATGTCCCATTTATTGAGTATATATTTATTAATAAAATATGTTTACAACTTGAATATATTTGTATTATGTGTATATTATTAGCGTTTTTAAAAGGGAGAGAATGACGGAGCCAAAAACCAGAGAAAAATGAAATGAACGAGAACCTGAAAAAAAGCCTGGAACACCTGCTTTATGTTGCAGAAAAGTGCCAGCATTGCTATTGCTGGAGGCGCGCCGGGACTTGTGCCGCCGATAGGCGCTGACGGGAGAAAAGGAGAAAAAAACATGAAGGAATTATCAGACAGTGACAAATGGCAGGCGGAAGAGTTGCGCCATGTGGCGCTGACCTATGAGCCGACATATAAATGGCTTGAATCGGTCCATGCGTGCTTAAAACGAAAAGTCGAACGGGGGAAGTACCTATCTTCTTTTGCCCCGGACGCCTTCCTGGGGCTTGTGCGGGAGTGTGCCAAGGTCTACAACGGCTGGTTTGATGCGTCGGGGCGCGAACGGTTCAGCGCGAAGGCAAAGAAAGAAGCGTGTCGACTGTTGGCCTATGATTTCGAGCTGGACAACGATTTGATAAAATAAAAATGGTTGCCCACTACATAAAAATTGAGCCTTCGGCGTCCGTGCTGGAGGCGCGCCGGGCACGCCGGGCGCGGCTACTGGTTCGTGCGCTGCTATGGATAGGCGGCGCGGCTATGGCGGGCGCATGGGTGGTCGAACTGGTCCGAATCAACTAAAAAAGGAGAAAAAAATGAAAAGAGCTTGCACAATTGAAGAAAACGCGATGCTGAATGCAACCGTACGCGACTCCATCAACATC